CCCGAAAGGGATCTTAGTACTAGGCCCCGTTGGTAACAACGTTGTTTAGTGCCTTGCTTATAACCCCAACGGCGCCTTCTCTGTCTTAATTGGCAGGATCTAGCAAGTTTTATCTCGATCAGGTAAAATCCGTTAAGCTATTCACATAGTATGTGATGCTCTGGTTTCTTCCTGAAAAAAGAATTCAGTGAGTAGGTGGGGATGCTGTCGCAGGTTTCCCTTTTGACAGGTGCTAGCACCTCCTGTTGTACAAAAACATTGAAAACACAGAGTAGATCACCTCCACATAATATTATTGCTACTAATTTCACAATAACATTAATGCTGCGGCGATCGAAGACTTTTCAAAAGAAAGCGTGGATAACTCTTCGCGAGTTGTCCCTCTTTCATAGATTGGTCATCTGGGTTTCGCAAACTTCTCAGCACGCTTCGGCCTTGATTCTTCTTAATGAACGGATTGTTCGATTAGTAAGATTCAATGGGTTTTGGATGACATTCCAATATCTCAAAGAGTCTCTACGGTTGACAATTCGTGCCATTTCAGGATCTCCGGAACCGAATGCCTTTAGTGATAAAGGCCCTCGCGTTTCGAGAGATTCCCATGGGTTTCCTACCATTGTCCCATTATCTCTTAGACGTCTATTACTAGACCCTAAGGCTAATGTGAATGTGGTAAGAGCCGTTCTGACACTGTTGTCTTCTTTTAGAACCTTTCCAACTCCTGTTAAACCTGATCTGGGAACTATAACTAGTCCCTTTTCCGGTTTAGCTAATACTCTTCCTAAAGAAGGTATTATTCGGGCGTTGAAAACTCTAAAGGTTAGAGTATCGGTTGGATCCTTTAAAGGGTTCATATCAGAATCTGCTGGTCCAAATTCCCATGTTGCTACTTGGGGTGCTGGTATAGATGCATTAGCATTTATCCACTATCCCTTACAGCTCATAGGTTTCATAAGACTTAGCTTGTTAACTAAGTCTTATGGTTATTTGATCCAATTCATAGTTTTAATACTATGGGCAGGTCCCGTATATTTAGTTCTTTTAGGACTACGGTTGATTAAACCGCTCCATCTAGGGCGATTGTCTATAGTTTATGATCAGGCTGGAAAAGCCAGAGTCGTAGCAATTACGAACTGGTGGATTCAGCTTGGTCTTAAACCACTTCATGAGTCTATTTTTAATAGCCTCAGAAGAATACAAACTGATGGAACTTTTGATCAGATTAAACCATTAGATATTTTATTATCTAATCGTTTACCAGGTCATAAGTTTTACAGTTTTGATTTGACAGCTGCTACTGATAGATTGCCGATAGATCTTCAGGTTGATATCCTTAACGCCTTAGGCGTTAATGGTACACTCTGGAAATCTTTACTTTCCTTCGGTTGGTTCTACCGTTCTGAGTACATTAAGTATTCGGTCGGTCAGCCAATGGGGGCTTATTCGTCCTGGGCAATGCTTGCGCTATCACATCACGTGATAGTTCAAATTTCTGCTCAACGAGTAGGTGTTAACAATTTCACCAACTACGCGGTCCTTGGAGATGACATCGTTATTAATCATAATGATGTCGCTTCCGAGTACCTTCGACTGATGGAACTTCTAGGTCTTTCAATCAATTTAGGAAAATCTATAATATCTGATGATATTGTAGAATTTGCTAAACGGTGGAAGACATCTGAAGGAATAGACTATTCTCCTATAGGTCCAGGTTTAATCCTGGCTTGTATGAGAAAGCCTATTACCATTGGTGCTATGTTGACTGAGGCTGCTAACAAAGGTTACGCAACTACATCTAGTACTGTTCTATCTCTAATTCGCTCCCTTCCTAACTTTGTTAAGTCGAGAGCTGAATTAGGTATTTGGGCTGCCTTCGGTGTTAGTGGTTCTCTTCAAACGGGTAGCCAAGTGGACATGAAAATGTTGACTTGGTGTTCTACTCATCTGAATATGCGAGACCCGTACCTTATTAGATATTCTTACTATAATGGAATTTTACAAATCCTTATAGAAGATATCCGTAAGGCTATCCATAGAGTTGAAGCTAATGAAGAGGTGTTCTACCGTAATTGGTGGAAGATCTCGGCTCAAACTCTATGGCCCAACAGACTGATAGAGGTCTGGACTTCCTTACTTGCACCAGGGTTCTGGCTCTATGCGATCTCCTTTGTGATTACGAAGGAAGAGCAAGAGACTTCCCTGAAAGCCCTATTCAAAGGGTTTCCAGGGACTTGGTCAGATATAGTCTACCTCTTCCGATTAGATCCTACCATTAATGGAAATTCCATTAATTGGTATGATCGAAAATCGGTTCAGAACTACGCCCGAACCCTTAAACGGCTTGAGAGAGCAATTTCTCAATCCTATAAGGATATGGACGTATCGGGAGGATTTGATGGGTCGGAGCACTACTAAGTAGTATGCCTAGCATCTTTCATACTCTTCAAGATTACATCTTGGGGTCTCTGATCAACCACTCGAAAGGTGGAGATGCCGAAAGAAACCTGGACTGCTGCCATACAGGAA